AAGATTCGGACCTTTAAGCGCAGAAACTTATGTTCCACAAACAGTTAGAGAATATTTAAAAAACGCAGGATCAGTTACTGTATGTAGAGTATTAGCAGGTGGTGGTTACACATATGCTAGTAGTACTAATGAAGTATTAGCTTTAGTAGCCTCAGGATCAGCAGGTAATGTATTTTTAGGTGCTATTTATCCTTCAAAAGCTTTATCTACACCAGATTTAGGAAGTAGTACTTTAGCACATAGTGCTGCAGATGGTGGTCAAAAAGCAGGACTAAATAAAAACTTTAGTCTTACTCTTGCTGGTACTAATGTTTCTACAACACAGTTTTCTGCCTCACTAAATCCAGCTGATAGAAATTATTTATATAAACAATTAGGAAATTCACCTAATAACAGTAAAAATGGATTAAATACATATTCAGGAACACCTGGGTATGGGTATTTAAATT